ACTGCGGTAACTTCTCGAGCTGTATTACCTTGGTCCATTATTATTGTGATATTAGTTGCGTATTCTGCTGTTAAATCTAAATTAGTAAAGTTTGCTGTAATATCACCTGCTGGTGCTGTAAGATAATGAACATGTCCAGTAGAACAATCTAATGCTGTAACTCCAGTTGCACCGTTAGTTGTAGCAAACTTTTCTTCAACACCTTTGTTAAACTTTGCTCGTTCATCGAAAGTTGCTACACCTTCAAAACTAACACTGGTGCCATTACTTTCCTTACCAATAATAACATTACCTGCTCCACTAGATCTACCAATTTCAATTTGACCGTTATTATCACTGTCTATTCTAACATAGTTGTCTGCTGATATAGTCAAATTACCACTTGAAGTTTGAATAGTGTTGGTGTCTAAACTACTACCTGTTAAAGCACCACCTGTTGTTAGATAACTTGACAAATCTGGCGGTGTATATGTAAAAACTCCTGTAGCATTGTCATATGCTAATGCGGCTGTGCCTGCTGTGGCTGTTGTTACACTTAAATCAGTAAGTGCAACACCGCTTCCTGCACCTTCTAGTGTTGTGGTACGAGTATTTAGGTCAGTAAAGTTACCATCTAATTCATTATGTGTTAACGCTGACCCTTTTGTCCCTCTTAATGTAATTGTCATTTTTGTCTCCTGTTATCCTGCGTCTGGTTTTGGTAAAATTACTTGACTCAGTTCTTGTCTCTCTGCTTGTTCCAGTCCATCATCATTGATGTAAGTTTTATCCTGGTTGTTAATAAATGGTTCAGCATTGTATGTTTTATTACTCCAAGTTTGTGCAGTTACATTATCATATAGTCTGTGCCACTTACTGCCTCGTCTTACAAATAGTCTATTAGGCTGAAAGTCTGTACGTACAAAGTAGTCACCTTCAGCTGGGCTTTGTGGAAAACTATTACCACTATTTAAGGTTTCTCCGTAATTCCAGTTATCATCCTTAAACTCGCCTTCTATACCTTTGGCTCCACCAAACAAGTGATCTACTAATGGTTTTCCTGCTGGATCTGCAGCTTCCGCCGCATCTACAATAGCATTACTAATATCTAATTCTTTTTTGTAACTACTAATAACATTTTTAAGACTGTCTGCTTGGTCTGCATTGCCAAGTATATCTGCGTATTCCTGGCTGTCTGTAATTGGGCTAAGTTTAACACGCCAAATATGTGGCATCCAAGTTACACTAAATCCTTCACTACCGCGGTTAGCATCTTGCACAACATAAAATTTTGGAATAGGATCTCTATCAGCATCTAGTGCTAAATCGTCCAACAAGTGTGGAAGTTCTACAACGTCTCCAGGCATTAGTCTACGCCCTATTATTTCTACCATCTCGTTCATATGGAATGTCATGAATAGGACATCATTTGTTAAAAACAATCCAAATTGCGTTAGGTCAAAATCATTATCACTTACATTATATACACCACGCAAGTCATAGATACAAGGATCATATTTACGATCTCTGTTTTCCATAAACAGTAAGTCTTGTATTTTAGTTTCGTTAATTATACCTTCAGGATTTGTAAAATCTCCTGTTACAGGATCCACTTCCATACCTGCACTGTAATTGGGTTGTGCAGGATCTCCTGTATTTCCTAGTGCTTGTGGACCAATGTATTTGTGTATGTTAGCAATAGTACCGCCTACTTGAAATTGTTCCCGAATAGTATTATCCAAGAAGTAATAATCATTTGTTTTTGTAGGCTTGTACATTTGTAGTCTAGGCATAAGCTGAATCCTTTATGATATTTATCTGTTTGTGTTTTTATCAATTGTATAAATACTAGCAAGGAGAATACAAATATGGCTCTACGTGACGATATTATTAAAGAAATGGAACTACGTTTAGGTGGTCAAATGGTTGATGTAGAACTTGACCCTGAACATTATCATCTTGCTTTAGATAAATCTTTAGACAAGTATAGACAGCGTAGTGAAAATGCAGTGGAAGAAAGTTTTGTGCATTTACGTTTACAAAATGATCTTAATGAATATACATTGCCTGACGATATTATTGAAGTTAAAGACATTTACAGACGTAGCAGTGGTGTAAGTGGTACAAGTGGTAATGACTTTGAGCCTTTTGAAGCACAGTATTTAAATACATATCTATTACACAGTGGTAGAGCAGGTGGACTTGGTGTATTTGATGCACTTGCACAACACAGAGAAGCACTTGGTAGATTATTTGGTGCAGAGTACACATTTACCTGGAACCACACAAGTCATAATTTGTTAATTCACAGACGTATTAAAGCAGAAGATGATGTATACTTGCACGTATACAACAGTAGACCAGAAGAAGTTTTATTTTCAGATGTATATGCAAAACCTTGGATTAAAGATTATGCGTTTGCACATGCACGTTTAATACTTGCAGAAGCACGTGGAAAGTTTAATACTATTGCTGGTCCACAAGGCGGAACAACACTAAATGCTGATGTTCTAAGAGCAGATGCACAAGCAGATTTAGATAAACTAGAGCAAGATCTTACATTATATGCAGAAGGAAGCACTGGTTTAGGCTTTGTTATCGGATAAAAAAAATAAAAAAAATTACAAGTGGTTGATTTGGCAGGATTTTTTCCTGCCTTTTTTTTCGTTTTATTGTTGACAAGTAAGACGTTTTACTATATATTATAAGAGTAAGTTAAGAAACTAAGGAGAAGTAGAGATGGAAAAACAGATTCAAACATTGATTGCTAAAATGAAAGCAGATTATATTCGGTTTGCAGAAGCAGGTGGACGTGGTCCAGTTGATCCTGACAGCTACTTTGGTAAAAGTATTGCTAACTTTGAAGATAACATTACTGTTAAAACTGGTAATAAGTACATTAAAATTATCAAAGAAAACAGTGTATGGGGTTTCATTGTTAACACAGATAATGATAAAAAGTTTAAAAAAGGTGATATCCTTAAAGCCGCAGGTTGGAATGCGCCAGCTCGAAACGCCGCAAGGGGTAACATTTTGGAAGGTGGATACACAGTTCAGTGGACTGGTCCGCTTTACTTAAACTAAGGAAAAGTAATGTACAAAGTAATGTATATTCCTAGAATTGAAGATGAGGTTTGTGTTGCAGAATTCGAAACTGCGGCACAAGCCGAGTCTCATATGGAATTTATTAAACAACAATCGCCTAAAGCATATAGGCATCACTATGTAACAGAAGGAGATAGCGATGGGAATGAGTTCTTACATCTTGGACATTGAAGAAAAGTTTTTTGAAACTTGTGCTGGTTTTGTAAAAGAATCAGAACATGTGTCAGAAGCAATGGGCAAAGCAGTAGAACTAGGTAAAACAGAAGTTCCATTTATGAGTGTTAACGACATTGAAGAAGGTGTTGCAGAAATGTGGAACGAATTTTGGAGTGCGTATATATGATACGCATTTTTAACAGTGCAGTTTTTGAGGATACTGGTGCGGAACGTCTAATACCTTTAGAAGAAGCCAGTATCATAGAACAAAAAATAGATGCAAGTGGTCGTCCTTTTATATTCTTTGAGCATAAAGATTATCCGTTGGGTGGTCTACGTGCTTGGTTTGACGGCACTTATTGGCAATGTGATATGGATTAAAAAATAAATGAATAATGTAATAGGGATTTGCGGATTAATCGGCAGTGGTAAAGGTACTGTTGCCGATATTTTAGTCGAGAATCATGATTATCAAAAACTTAGTTTTGCTGATAAACTTAAAGATGGTGTAGCAAGTGTTTTTGGATGGGATAGAGAACTATTAGAAGGCGATACAGATCGTAGCCGTATATGGAGAGAAAAGACTGATGAATTCTGGACAACGGAAACGGGCAGAGAGATTACTCCTCGCCTTGTGCTTCAGCTATTTGGTACTGATTGTATGCGTAACGGATTTTTTGACGGCATTTGGGTAAGTTTAGTTAAACAACATATTTTAGATAATCCTGATGCCAATTGGGTAATACCTGATGTACGATTTCCAAACGAAGTTAGCATGATACAAAGTGTTAAAGGAGAAGTTTGGCAAGTTGTAAGAGGAGATTTACCTGCATGGTTTTTAGACATGCGAGATAATAATGTGCAACCCACAGATGTACATCCAAGTGAATGGGCTTGGATACAGCCTGATGAAGAATTTAATAAAATTATGCACAATAATGGTACACTACAAGAGTTAGAAAAACTTGTATTAGACGAGTTAACTACGTAGTTATCCCCTTAACCACCCTATATAAGTAGCCTTCTGCTAAATACAAACAGTTACTAAAACATTAACTGAATTATCAGAGGAGAAAGAATATGGCTACTTTAGTTTCCCCAGGTGTTGCCGTAACGGTAGTCGACGAGAGTGCTTACGCCTCGCCGGGTACAGGTACAATCCCAATGATTGTAATTGCTACCCGCTCAAATAAAGTTGACCCAACCGGAACGGAAACAGACGGTATTGCAAAGTACACTAAATCAGCACTGGCTGGTAAAGTTGTACCTGTAACATCACAAAGAGAACTTACACAGTTCTTTGGTGATTCCATATTTGGTTCAGACCTTGCAGAAGGTGATGAAACAAGTGAATATGGTCTATTGGCAGCTTACAGTTATTTGGGACAAGGATCACAATGTTTTGTTGTAAGAGCAGACATTGATCTAGGACAATTAACAGTAAGTGCAGATGCACCAACCGGACCAGCAACAGCAGGTTCATATTGGCTAGACACAGACGGCAGTAAATTTGGTGTCCATGAGTGGAATAACACTTCATGGGTTCTACAAGATGTTACTGTAGAAGTTGACAAAGCCGCAACAGCAGCTGAAGTTGCTGGTACTTACACACCAAGTGCAACAGTAGTAAATGGCGATTATCTAGTTGCTATCCTAAGTGATGGATCAACAGATACTGCAATTCATTACTTTAAAGGTGTTAGTGGTGCTTGGGAGCCTCTAAATAGCTCAAGTACAGGTACTACAACATTTGCACCACATTACAGCGCACCAAGTTCACCAAGTTCAGGTGATACATGGATTAAAACAACACGCCCAGGCAATGGTATCAACCTAGCATTTTATAATGCAAACTCAGCAGGTGTGTTTGGACTAGAAGATGTTGCAACTATCGACGACACACAAGGTGGTGGCGGTAATAACATCAAACAAGATGGTACAAGCGTTGCAGCTCAAACACTAGTAAACAGTAATATT